GAACGGCCTCCACTTCGTCGTCAAAGGTGTCAGTCAGACTGATTGAACGGATGCGGCGGCACTCGCGATATGCGCCCATCGCAGGCAGGCCAATCGGACGAAATTGCGGTATGCGCCACGTAGCGGCCCACGCGGTAACAGCGGCGGCAGAGTCGGTAAGTAGCTCGCCGGTTTCGTGGTCACGCTCGCCTTCCAGCGCGTAACCGTCGATATTCTTCGCAATGTATTTAGCGATATAACCCGCAGCACCGCCACGGTTCATGTGCTTGCAGTCAAAGCGATTCTTTGCAGCTCCGCGTTCTTCTCCGTCTTCGGCCATTGCGCGCTTACGCATGATTTCGATAACTTTCTGGCGCTGGGCTGGCTTGGTAAAAAGCATCATGTGCCAGTGAGGTGTCGCATCATGGTGCGGCTCAACGACGCGCATACCGTAAACTTGTAAGCCGTCGTCTTTGAAGGCGGTACGGATCTTGCTCCAGACCTTACACAGATAGCGCTGGGCATCTTTCGGCGTATAAACTTCTTTGTCCCACGCACGGTTAAACTGCACACGCTTGTCTTTGTCTTTGCCGACTGTCCGGGTTGGGTGAAATTTTGAAGGTGTGGTGATCGTGATAAACATGCCGACATCACCAGTCTCAGCCGCATAGCCTTCAATGCCAGCGATTGTGCTCATGAGTTCCATGCGGCGGATCTCAGGGTTTGAGATACTCGCCATCACTTTGTCGATCAGGCTGAAACGCTCGCCAGTTTCCACGTTCTCAATATCGCAGCTTTTCAGGTAGTCGATGTTTGACTGGCGGCGCGCTTTCACTTCGCGGATTGCCTGCCTGCTGGCATAAGGGGATTTACCGCGATTAACATTGCCGATAGCAATCAGCAACGCCTCACGCCAGCGGGTGCGCTGGGCTTTTAACTGGCGAACCCAGCAGTCAGGATTAACGAGGCGTGACAGGCTTGCGATAGCTGCACGCGCATCAAGCCCACCTTTTAGGTATTTCTGCCAGTGCATCGGGGTGATGTTGAAGGCTCGCGCCATACCAGCGAGCTGACCATATAATTCGGCCTGCGTGTGGTCTTCAAACAGCACGGCACTATCGCCGTTATATGCAGCAAGCAGTTCCTCACAACGGGTTTCGTATATTTCTTTCAACTGCCCGGCAATATCTTGCGCCAATCGACGCACATTTTTATCGTTCAGATTTGGCAGGCGGTGATAAGTGTCGGCCTCAGTCATGAACTGCTTGGATGCATTGAGATCCATAGAATGCGCTGCATTCACCGAATCAACACGGGGCAGGATGTTGCGGCCCAGCGTGAAAACGAGGTACTTGTTTGCGGCGTGCAGGCCCTTTTCTTTCAAAAGGTATTGATGCCGACTGGTAAAGGTTTGGTAGAGATCGGAGGAAAGCGTTTTTACTTTATCTAAAACAACTTGCCCCTGACGGAATTCGTCACGGGTAAGTGGTCTTTCATACTGTCCGGCAATTGCCGGGCGTGGGGCGTTCCATGAATACGCCCAAACAGCGGGCGTTTCAATTTGAGGCGCGACGCGGTTTGCCGATATCACTGACGCACCTTAACGATGCACCCAGCGGCCTCGACCTGCTGCTTGACGTACTCAACTCCAGCCACCCACGCTTCACATTGATCCTCTGAATACCAGTGAGCCATATGGGAAACAGCGCATTTGTCACAATCGGTCAGCACTACAACCGGCTTAGGCGCTGTAGTGAATAGCTTGACGGCTTCATTGAATGCCGCGTTAGGTTTAACAACCGTCGCATTCCCTTCCAGCAGATCAGAGAGTTGATGATCATGAATGTAGCCCACAGGCTCTTGCTCACCCCGAAGCGCGGCAAGCTCTGCTTCAAGTGCCGCCCCCCGCGCCTCTGCGGCTTCGAGCCGGTCGAGTAAAGTGATTATGGTTGCTGGATTTGCGAGAGCGATGAAATTCGCATCACGACGCATTTCATCATAGGGACGCCACGCTGACGGGGTGAGTTTGCATACAATATTTCGGGATGTTCCACCTCCGTTTAAATTGACAACGGCACGGACTGACACACTGGAAGTAACAGACAAAATACCCCACACGCCGGGGGTCGCGTTATTTGCAGCAGTATGTAAAATTTTTAATGGAGTAACGGCATTCATTATTCAACTTCCTCTATTTCTTCACGCATTGGAAAACCCGCCATCAGCAAAGAGTCAACAGCAGGATCGGGCGGCAGGTACTTCGGGTTTTTTGGGGTGAATTTGGCGATGATCTCGGGGGCTGATTTTGCGCAGCCAGCAGAAGCACCAACGGAACGCGGCGCATTCAGTTCGGTGATATTGAAAGCGTTGTAAATTGAGCGGGCAGCAGGAACATCAGCGTTTGATGCAATGACCGGGTAGCTTCGTTCTGACAGGCGCGTGAGAAGCCGGGCAAGGTATTGCTGATCGGCATCATTGAAACCAGCAGTGTGATAATTGGTGAAGTTTTTCTCTTTAGTGCCAGCCAAATATGGCGGGTCGCAATACACCACATCGCCGGGCGCAACCATGCGCAGAGTTTCTTCAAAGGAACAGCAAACAAACGTGGCGCGCTTTGCTTTCTCAGCGAAGGCGCGGATCTCTTCTTGGGGGAAATATGGCGCTTTGTACTTACCATAGGGAACGTTAAAGCCGCCGGATTGGTTATAACGGCAAAGCCCGTTAAAGCAGTGACGATTTAAATAAAGAAACATTGCCGCACGTTCTTCACTGTCAGCTGATAGATTGAAATCTGCGCGCACAATATAGAAGTCTTCCGCACTGTTGCACAGTTCGAAAAACTTTCTTGCATATTTAATAAAGCGCTCTGAATCTGATTTAATATTCTGATAAAGGTTAATTAAATCTGGGTTAATATCTGCAACCAAATAAGCAGGGTAATCAATATTCATCATTACAGCGCAGGAACCAGCAAACGGCTCGACCAGCCGATCACCGGCTGGCAGATGTTGCTTAAGGGTTTCAATAATTCGAGCTTTAGAGCCAGCCCATTTTAAAATTGTTCTCACGTTATTCCCTTAATCGTAATTGCGGTTTTCAGGCCGCTTATGGAAATCTGCGTCACTAATATCAGCAGCAAGAAAACCGCTGGCGATAACTGCCAACACACCGACCAACACGTAAAAGGCCGTCATGCGCGCCCCCGATAATGCTTGTTCCGTTGTTCCATTAGTTCTGCGCAGTGGACGCAACACTCAACACCCGGCAATGCAGCGCGACGCGCTTCGGGTATTGGGCGATTGCAGTCGAGGCAGAACATCGCAGAAACGCCTGTCACGACCTTGCGGGCTGCGTGGATTTGAGATTCAAGAATCTCGGCCTGACGTTCGGTGATTAAATCCAGTAAATCCGGCATTAGTGGATCTCCCATGATTCGTTACGAATGCGCTCAGCTTCCTGCCGCAGAGTTTCAGCAGCACCGCGTCCGGTTGCATTATGCTTAAGGAGATATGCCGCCAGAGCCTCAAGCCGGGAAGCGAATACTGCTGCTAGGTTTTTCCGTTCATCCAGACGCGCATCGCTCAGAGCCATTAATTGCCCCTCGTAATTTCCAGCCGCTTTAACTTTGTCAGTACCCACTTTTATTTCTAACTTTTGAATATTTCGCATAATAATTTCCCGTTTTTAGGCAAAAGAATGCCCGGCGAGTTAAACGCCTTAAATAATTAATTTCTGTTAGTGATTAGTATTTAATGCGCAATCGTCTTCACTGATAAATCTTGGCAGTGAGTCAACAAGGTCAATGAAAGAATTCAGTGCGGCAACCACTTGCTTACGTTCGGCGTATGTCAATTCCGAAAACTTCATCTCAACATGACGAGTTTTTAAACCGGCATGGAAGCAAATAGTTTTCCTCATATGCGGCGGGCTTTGGTCAAATGCTTCCTGCGCTGCATTCTTACGAAAAGGAAACATTTCCTTAATACGCGAAATATGTTTAATTCCGATTTCTCTTTGTTTATCGCTTGCTAATAACATATAAACCTCAACTAAATAAGCGTTTAAAAAGCGGCTTTCTTTTCGCTGCAGTTGATACAGGTTCAAATCCAACCTGACGCGGCGCTGGGTTCCAACGCCCACCACTTGGTAACTCAATCCAACCGTGACCGAAGTGACGGGCCGGTGACTGCCGCTTTAGCAATGGTGCAATTGAAATGACCATATTTAGACCAACCCGTTTGTAGTGACGCTGGCTATTGCACCAACAGCAGAGGCCAAAGCTGGGGAAGCTTGCACCCTGCCCTGAATCAACACGCTGATCAGCGATAGATGACGAATACCGGCGTTAACACTTTCAAGTAATGAACGTTTGCATTGCTGTGTCTGACGTTCTTTAGATACCGCAGTTGCAGCAACGGAACCCACTGCTGCAGTAGCATGCAATGCATAATCGACCATGTTGCCGTCGGCAACCTCATTAACTGGCACTGCAGGCATGCAATTTAATTGAGCCAACAGACCATCAATAATCATCGCGTCTTCGGTCAAATCAGTAAGTGCCAAAAGCTCAACACATGACAGTTGATGCACTTGATCCGGATTAAGTTTGTTTCGAAGAGTTTGCGGATTGATTCCAAGCTGCGCGGCAAGCTTTGCCATGTTGTTCTTTAAGGCAAAGGCTGCACATGCGTCGTTGAAATGGTTTTGTTTGGAAACACGATAATCAAACATGTTCTACCCCAAAAATTCACTTAATGTGAATTAAGCGCCGATTACAATTTCAAAACGGGAATGGCCAAGATTCTTTTTAGCTTCCATTTCTTTGTAGCGGGCATAAAGAATCCTTATCGGGCCACCTGCGCGCTTTTTACCTTTCTTGATAGTGCGCGGTTCGATTGGAATGCGAGGGTTTTCGCCGGTTGTCTGGCGATAGACTGTGCGAACGGATACCCCTTCGAGAGTGGCGAATTCTTCTGGGTGCACCGTTGCACGCGGGATCTTGATTGTAATCAGGGTTGTCATAATGCATCATTCCCATTTAGTTAATTTAATGCCTTTAATGGTCAACGTTTGCCAACTTAAGCCATCAAAGATAACT